AATGACACAATCAGACCGCGACTTTGTGAACTTCCTATTTGAGAAGTTAGCGCCTATTGTTCATCACATCGATTTGCACAGTGATGACAGCCACTGTGATCACATCGAGTTTGAGAAGACTTGGCAACTTGAAATGGAACTAGGGCTATGATCACCGACCCCATCAAGCGCCTTGAGGGTGAGATCCAAACTCTCCAGCACTTTGTAGATTTTAACTGGTACCTTGACGCGCCAGCCGATAGGGTACGGGCTAAGGTTGCCATCCAGAATCTTAAGGATCTGGTGTTTTTGCTCCAGAGTGTGCCCCAATGATCGCCCTTATCGCTTGCCTTATGATCCTACTGCTAGGACTGATTAGGTTCCGCAACTTCCTAATGCGGTGAGAGTAACTAACCAGCAGGCTGCCGATTGGTGGCAGCAGAGTAACCAGAACCTAACCAAATGTTTGAACTTAGCAGTAGCCCACGCGCTACGGATTGAGAGGGAGAAGATTAGGGCAAGCAAGACTGTGAGCATCAAGTACTATCGAAACAGCAAACTTAAATACAACTAGCCCCTCATGGGGCTTTTTATTGTGCTCATTTCTGAGTAGTACATATGTACCTCCAATCCTCACAAGCCACCGATGAGGCCCAGCGAACCCTAATCCATTTGATGTGCTATGATACCAGAGCCCACCACCAAAGCAGAGGCCATCCCGTTGTGACCACCCTGACCAAGGACCGCCCCGAAGGCGGCGACAACGACCCCAACAAGGTCATGTTTGGCAGGATCCTTGCCAAGATCAAGTATGGTGGCAGCGATGCCCTCAGCAACGCCGAACGGCTTGCTGTTGTTGAGATCTTCCGTGCAGCAGCCATCACGGCTGATAAGCGGGTGACCAAGCTCAAGGACGAGATAACCTGTGCTCATCTTGAGTATTGTTATCGTCTTCCTAACAACCTTTGACTCCCTTTATGACATTCTCGAAAAGACTTATCACTGCTTGTTTGGTGTGGATGACGGTCCACACTCCTAGCCCCAGCAGGGCAGAAAGCATCACTGCAACGGTTTACCACCCGTGGTACAACGGCAGACCAGACGCCTGTGGCACAACCTACCGCGATGCTGTGGTGAGTGCTGCCCATGCCTGGCTTAGGTGTGGGACCAAGGTAATGGTCACTAACCCAAGAACGGGCAAGAGCCTCTTGGTACGCATCACAGACAGGTGTGGGTGTTCTTCCATTGACCTAAGCTATCGGGCAGCCGTGTTGCTTGGTGTTCCTACTGATGGTATTGCTCGCGTGAGGATTTCTTACTAAGATGACCACAACCACAAGCCAAGGAACCTACCCAAGCTACTACTATGATTGGATCAATGAGGATTGGCCATTGTCACGGTTAGCACCACGAGCCTTTGAGATACTGCTACCCAACCTTTATCGGTTCATTCAAATCACCAACGAGGAGGACTTTGGACATGATTGACCAACAACACCCGATCACCCCACCGCCTGAGCTGGTAGCGCAATGGCTGAAACAGTTCTACGGACCGGCAGAACTGCGGCTGAGGCCCCTGACGCCAGGCGAGGCTTCCCTGCACGTTGCCACCGCTGCCGCCCAATGGGGCGCCGACCAGGAGCTGGAGGCGTGCTGTGAGGTGATGCGGGAACGCGGTCTTCATCCAGAATATTTGCGAGATCTCCGCGCTGCCCGCCGCCCCAAGCCGCCGAGCTTGAAGGAGCAGGCGCTGGAGGCGGCACAGCGTTTCTACGCGAAGGGCCACGAAGGCTGCACTGACGAAGAGGTTAAGGACGACTTCGACGCCATCTGCCGCGCACTGGAGGCCCTCGATGACTAAGCACATAGAGAACATCCTGCTCGCCTTGCTGATAGGCATCGGCTGCTTAACGCTATGGGCAGCATTTATCAGCGTTGCAGAATGCCACAGCCATGGCGGCACCACCGTTCGCGGCCTCGTTTGGCTGGAGTGCATCAGATGAGCAACCACGATTACCGCGCACCAGGGCCGGAGCCGCTATCACCCGCTGCTCAGGCGGTTTCTGACGCTTACGAAAATAACTTAAGCAGCTACATCGAAACCGGACTAATTGCCGCCCTCCGCGCATTGGCGGATCAGGCGCATCCCACAAAACACATTGAAAACATCAGTTACACCCATCAAAATTATGTTGATGGATGGAAAGATGCTCTTGATGTGATCCTCGCCATCGCCACCGAACTGGAGGGAACCGATGGCTGATGCTTCCCCTTCCACAAGCCTAAGGCTCAGTCTGGCAGTGGCTTCTAATCTGCAAGACTTGCTCACCTTCCGGCAGATGCGTAAGCTATGCAAGCATCACCGGATCAGACAATACAGCTATCTGGCAAAGGATGAGATGGCCATGATCATCGCCTTGGACATGCTCAACAAACTCTCACGAAAACACCATGTTTCCACCCGTAAGCGCACCAAGGTATGATGACCTACTAAGGGAACTTCAGCTGTTGTCTGTTGACTATTGCACCGAGCTTGGTGGTAAGATCAACGCCCACATTGATGTGCTGAGCATGGCTGATGTTGACGAGGATGGGAATGAAACCCCTACGCCTGATGTCCACCCTGCTAAGCTACTGAGGGCACAGCTAGGCCTTGAGGGGGCTGAGGATGAGGTTGAGATGATTCAGAAACTGATCTCGGTTCTGAGTAACATCATTGTGATCCGCAAGGCTCGTTACTGTGTGTTTGATTCTTTGAACCTACCATTGGAGAACACGGACTGATGGCAACAAGCGAGCAACTCGATCGACAGTTTCGTCGGGAACTTGAAGCAAAGCAGGAGGGCATGATCAGATTGGCTGAGCGCACTAGGGCAGCCGAGGACAGGAGTTATGCCAGCAGCACGGTCTACGGCACCAGTCTGATCAAGCATGGCCTTGGTGCCATTGCTAAGGGGATTGGTGAGAAGATCACATCCATCGACAATGGACAGGCTGCTGCCTATGCTGAGGCTGTGATCCTGATCAAGGAGACAGATCCTTATGTGTTAGGTGTCATCACTGCCAAGACACTCATTGATGGTCTTGGGAAGTGTCGTGGTTCTGCTGATCCTACCTACGTCAGTATCACCACCATGATTGGGGTGAGGATTGAGCAGCAGCTGATGCTTGACAGCTTTGAGAAACAGAACAAGGATTTGTTTCGCAATACGGCTGACAACATCCATGCCCACAAGGGCTATGGGTACAAGGTTCAGCGGTATCGTGCTGCCATGAGGAAGAACGACATTGAGTGGCAGCTGTGGACCCCTACGATCCGCCATAAGGTAGGAGCGTGGCTGGTTGACCGTCTTGCTAGGGCAACAGGCTGGGTGGGCTCCAAGATGACCTACAAGCAGGGGAAGAAGCTAATTGTACTGAGCTACCAACCTGAGTTCCTAAGGGCACAGGAGGCCCTCCTGACGCAGGCTCAGGACTATTGTGCATGTCTGTGGCCCATGCTGTGTGAGCCAAACGACTGGACAGGCCAGCACTCAGGTGGCTACCTCACCAACGACATTCGCAAGCTGAGCCGCCTGGTACGGGTACGAGACTATGGGGGGTCTACCGTCTTACGGAACAGCAAGGCCCTCGCCATGCTGAACACCCTGCAACGGGTGCCGTATCGGATCAACCCTATTGTTCTGAGCGTAGCTAATTTCTGTATGGAACACCGCATCAGTGTGGGTAAGTTCCGAGCGGAGGATCCAACACCTCCACCGCCAAAGCCAGAGCCTTGGGAGACTGCTCCTGAGGAGGACAAACTAACCTATCGGAAAGCTCGTACTGAGATCGAAGATAGGAACTCGTTTCTGGCACAGAATAACTACCGAACAATAGAGTGCTTGTTTGTTGCGAACAAGTATCAGGATGATCCGTTTTGGATTCCATGGAGCTTCGACTACCGTGGGAGATGCTATCCAATTCCCACAAGCCTCAGCCCACAGGGGACTGATTTTGAAAAGAGTTTGTTTCTCTTTGAGGAAGAAGGCTTAGTGGTTCAGTGGTGGTTAGCCTTTCAGGTTGCTACTACCTACGGGTTGGATAAGGCTACGATGGATGATCGTCTCACTTGGACGTATGCCAATCACAACCTAATCAGTATGATTGCCAATGATCCAATGGGGACAATCAATGAGTGGTCCGTAGCAGAGGAACCTTGGTGTTTCTTGGCTTCGTGTCTTGAGTATTACCACTGTGTGATTGTTGGTGATAAGAAGACTTCTGGTCTTCCTATTGCTGTTGATGCTACTTGTTCTGGTCTTCAACACCTCTCTGCCCTCACGCTTGACCGCACGGCTGCTGAGATGGTCAATGTGGTTCCAACAGCTAAGCCATCTGATGGCTATCTGATTGTGGCTAACAAGGCCAAGGAGAAGATACCAGAACACCTCCACCAACACATCACCAGGAAGGTAACCAAGAGGACCGTGATGACCACACCCTATGGTGTTACTCGTCACTCTGCTCGTGATTACATCCGACAAGAGCTTAAGGGTGTTACCCTTGAGAAAGGTGAACTGAGTGAGATTGTCAAGGCAATCTATGACTTCGGTGTTAAGGAGATCTTCTCTGGTCCTGTGCTTTGTATGAACTTCATCCAAGGGGCAGTGAAGGAGCAGATCAAGTCTGGCAAGGAGGTTATTGAATGGGTGACACCTTCTGGATTCCCTGTGGTTCAAAACCTCAGGATCACACAAACAGAACGTATTGCCACCAAGTTGCTTGGCACAACACTCACCGCAAACATAGCCAAACAAGAACCAGGACCAGTGGACATTGATCACCATGTCAGTGCTTCGGCTCCTAACGTGATCCATTCCCTGGATGCTGCTCTTCTTCACTGTGTGTTTGCCACCTGGGAAGGACCCTTCACTGTCATCCATGACTGTGTGTTAGGACGTTCCTGTGACATGGATCTGATTGCTAAGGCAGTCAGGAATGAGTTCGTGTCGATTTACAGTGAGCCTGTTCTTCGGAATTGGGCTGATCAGATTGGTGCTACCTTTGATGATAGCATCATGAAAAACACCTTGGACATTAACGATGTTCAAGCTTCCCCCTACTTCTTCTGCTAACAATGATCACTTCTGAAGAGTCCTTTGCCTACGTGGCAGAGGTTGCTGCTGATTACGAGTTGGACCTTGAGATCACTGGTGTCCTGTTTGACCAGTTCTCTGAGTACCTTGTGAATGAGCCTGAGCTGACCTTTGAGCAGTTCATCAAGGATGAGTTTGTGGCTGCTGCTTGGATGAGCTGTGCTGCCTCTGGTGGTGGTGTTCAGGAATGCACCGAAGCTGCTGAGCAAATTATTGAGGCATTCGAGTGATCAGCTTTGAGCAGATTGCTAATGACTATGGCTATTCCTATGAGGAAGCCATGGAGATCCTGAAGTGGTATGATGAAGACCTCGGGGACACCCCTGAGAGCCTCCTTGCCCTCTTCCGAGAGCATGATGACCTTGTGGCCAGCACCAACCGTCCCGTTCTTATTCGCATTCAATGAGCGACAATCGTTTCGTCTTTGCCACCACCCTTGAAGGTTACATCAACGCTCTGATTCCCAGTGGTAAGTTCAACAACTGTTCCATTGGCTTTCGTATTCCTGATGAACTCATCCCTGAGTTTGATCAGCAGTATGAGAATGCCATTGAATGGGGCAAGAACAAGCTATCGGGAAAGCGCAGCACAGCAGAACTTCCCAAATGGGATGAGTCTGGTTATGTGAAGCTGAGCTATGGTGGTGACAGCAACAGTCCGATGTTCCCGTGGGTTGATAGTGATGGTCAACCTATCCCTATGAACACACAGATCTGGAAGGGCACTAAGGTTCGTGTCATTGTTGACCTGAAGCCCTATGTGTACACCACCAAGATCGGACTGTCGTTCAAGGTCAAGGGTGCTCAGATCATCTCCTTGAACTCAGGGAATGGGTCTGACTCTGGTGACATCAGTGATGATGATGTGGCTGCTATCTTTGGTGTTGCTGATGGGTTCAAGGTAGGCAGTCCCAACTTCCAACCTGCTCCTACGGAAACAGCTGACGATCTTCCCTTCTGATGGCTGGTTACCGGAGCCGCCTTGAAGAAAGGTTGGCCCGGTGGTTGGAGCTTAATGAGGTTTCGTTTGAGTATGAAACTCTTAAGCTCTCCTACACTATCACCGCCAATTACACCCCAGACTTCATTCTTCCCAATGGAGTGATACTTGAGGCAAAGGGTTACTTCAAGCCTGTTGATCGTCGTAAGATGTTAGCAGTCAAACGAGCTAACCCTGAGCTTGACATCCGTCTTGTCTTCCAGGCCCCATACAACACGCTTTCCAAGGAAAGCAAAACCACCTATGCTATGTGGGCCGACAAGAATGATTTCATATGGTGTTCCTCTTCTGATATTCCCTTATCTTGGATTGAATGAAAAACGATGAGTCAGTGTTTGTTCGCCACGAACCCTGTCCCTCATGCAGTAGTAGTGATGCGCTCGCTCGTTACCAAGCGGGCGATGCGTATTGCTTTTCCTGCGGGTACTACGAACATGGTGATGGATCAGTTCTTTCTTCCCACAAGCCTCGCCCAATTATGGATTACTCTGGGGACATCATTCCCCTCCGCACACGGGCTATCTTTG